ACCACCAAACAGTGAAAACGACTCATTGACCTTTGCAAGTGCCCAAATCATTTTACCATCTTTCAATGAACCAGCAGTGTGCATTTCCATACCACCTGCTTTGACATATTCATCAAAGAATCCAAATGCATCTTCATTCTGAACTGGATTCCAATTGTCCGATACAATGTCGAGATACTGACCGTCACTTGAACGAACCAATGCTTGTTTCTTTGGAGCACGTTCAAATGCATTATTCTCATTCTTATAATACACATCGTGTTTTTCTACACGCCAGTCAAGACCAGCAACCTCGAGCATCTCTTGTGGTGACAGATCAGGTTCAACCTGAGTTCCGAGACCGTGCCAAGGAACTTCACCTACGTATGCCATTTGTGCTTTACCATTCTTCATTTCAAGTTCGTGACTCATAATATAATCCTTTTTTCAATTCAGTAATAATATTTTATCAAAAAATTAGATGAGTGTCAATCGTTTAATTCACTTTTTAAAGAAAATGTCAATCATTTGATTTACATTTTTCAACTAACTCTTCACACCAAGATATAGCGTCAGCCATAGTTGGAAAGTAACAATGCGGCTTATCACTTGAGTCGCCCCAAAGCACATATCTCGAACCTGTAAGAATTGACAAGTTTGCACCACAAGGCCGAATAGACCAACCGTTTTCAAATAAAATTTTACTATACTGTTCTAACATAATATTCTCCTAAACTAATAAATTAACCAATGAAAGCCGAAGTGCCATCGTTATAGACAGTCACCTTGATAGACCGAGAACCACCAACCAACCACGCACTAAGCGCATCATCAGTGCTGCAATTGATAGCAGTGTACTCCCAAAAGAAGTCAACATCACCGAACAAAGCACGGACCTTGGCCACCTCATTGACCAGAGTCTCATTGATGGGTTTGGTGATATGCTCACCGGCTTCAAGAGCTGTAAAATTAACTGTTTTCATAATTTTTTCCTTGTATATTTCCCTATCTGATGTAATCATTATAAAATAAATGGTGAAAAAAGTCAAATTTTTATTCCCTTTAAAATCAAGGACTTATAATTTTTTTCATTTATTTTTGAGGGAAAAACAAAAAAATCCCAGATTCCTAATGAAATCAAGGACTTACCGAGGAGCAGAGATTGAGAAAAAAGGTGAGGAAAATCAGAGACTTAGATGAGTCGTCCTTCGGTGTATAACTGAAAGTACTTTCTAACCATTTGTTCATAATTTGAGACTGGTTCAGAGAAAACAATGGGATTATCATCATTGACTGCCATCAGAATGACAATCTGTTCAATGTCCATATCATAGTGTTCTTTGACCATAATCGAGTATGCCGCCCCTTGCATAAAGTAGTTGAGAATTTGGTCTTTTGTCTTAGGTCTGTTTGAGGTCTTGAAGTCAAGAACAGTCGGAACGCCATCATAACGACAGATGAGATCAGCGGTCCCTGCAGTCCTGAGTTGATCAGAATACATTTGAAGTTCAATACCATAAACCTCATCTACATTCTCATCTAAGAATGGTTGAATGGTCTTGAACTTTTCAACAGGAATAGGCATTGCATCTTTCCAAGTCGGATCGTTCAATACATACTTCTCTGCGATGTTATGAACTGCAGTTCCAGCGGCGGCTGCCCGACTTCCGATCTTATTGGCAACATCGTGACCAACTCGATTCTTCCATCTTTGAATGCCCTTACGACTCAAATAAGAAAGGGCTGTAGTCACCGAAGGATAGTATTGACCGTCTTCAGTGACATACAGCCGCTTTCCGTCTTCTTGAACTCTTTTGAGAGTCTTTGGTTCAAATAACTTATGCACAAAATTCATAATATAAAACTTCTATTTTATTCGGCGAGTTTGGTCATCTCAATTTCACCAATACAACGTTGAAAGATAATGCCGCCAGGCGTTGCACCACGACACTCTTCCACCCACGCAACCAGTTCATAATCAACCAGAAGTTTACCTTCTTCGGTGAAACTCAGTTCTGCAAGTCCAATCTCTGGACCCAGATCAAACTCCCCTGAACCCATAAAACCCGCCTCGGGTTCGTGCAGCGCGACCACGCAGGGAAACTCTTCACAGGTCTGACCTGCAGTAAGAAATGCACTGGAACCGTCTTTGCGATACAAATACCAAGTGAATGCGTGACCGTGGCCAGTATCACGGTTGATTTGCACACCGTGACCGGGGTTGTCTGCATCATACCACATACCTGCTTGACCGAATGCCATTGCGGGGACGAACAACAAAATTGACAACAATAGATTTTTCATTTTACTTTCTCCTTTAGGTTATTATACTATTTATCAAGCGCAAAGGTCAATCTCTTCACGCGCTAAAATGTACTCTTTTACCAATGTCGATCTCACAATATCATCTGCAATAAACTCAACGTGTTCAAAGTCTGAAAGTTTATCAATCACTTTCATAAATTGATGAATACCTTCACGTTCAGACTTTCTTGTCAAATCACTCTGACGAAAGTCACCACAGAAAATCACTCGACAGTTTTCACCAAGACGTGTAATGATTGAATCAATCTCGTGAAAGTTCATATTATTGATCTCATCTACGATCACAATACTGTCATTGAGAGTTGTGCCACGCACAAAAGAGGTGCAAAGGAAATTGACCAGTTCTTTGTGTTTCAGAATGTCGTATGCGTCACCACGACCAAACAGTTCATTACAAATTGCCTGATACGGAAGTTCATACACGCCGATCTTATCTTGTTCTTTGCCTGGAAGAAATCCGATGTCTCGTGTTGGAACGACACTTCGAATAATTGTTACATTGTTATACTCAGCACGGTTTTCATAAAACAATTCTTGAAATGCGAGATACAATGAAATAAACGTTTTTCCTGTACCCGCCATTCCGTGGAGAAGCATATGCTTATCATCATCATAAGCATCGAAAGTTAGTTGTTGACTCCACGTTTTTGGTTTTATTTCTTCGAGTTTCAAGCCCTTTTCTGGAATATGTTGTCTGTCATCAAGTGTTCCATTCTTACGTAACTTTCTCTTCTGCTTTTTAGTGAGTGACATAAGTGGCCTTTATTGTGTGAGTTTAGAATGTTTCTATATTAGCACCTCTTCCACTTGCTTTCTTAATACTTTTAAGAACATCACGAAACCCACCGTCGGGTTTTTGACCCGTACCACTGATCAAAGGTTGAGGTATGATTACTTGCTCGAGGTGGGGATGATCTGCCTTGAACTCATCAAGCTGTGAGATTTTGAGGGTGAGCTCAAACTGTTCGTCTGTCTCTTTGTTTTTGAATGTATAGGTAGGCATTGTTCTTATTTATACTCTTTTAGTATTCACAGTCATAACCATATTCCATTAGATCATCGATGTTGTTTGATCTCAATGCATTTTGAACTTTTTTATGGTTACGGTTTTTTTCAGGCGACTTACGACCGAAGTCATTATATTTTTGTTCATCACGTGAAAACGTTCTAACTCTTGTATTACTCATTTTTCCTTTTCCGGTAGAATGTTGGGGAATGCTTCTCTTACAACTTTTTCCGTGATTCCCTTATACGGCATCTTCTTATCCTTGATCGCAATCAACAGTTCCGCGTCCTTTGGATCAATTGATTCTAATAACTGGATAAACAAAGTCTCTCTTCGAACTGGATTCAAATCTGGATTACCACCTTCAATGAACAAATATAGGCGTCTTGCTTCATTGTATAACATATTTTCATTATCAACCGCTTCACACTTTTTGAAAGGTGGTTCGCCTGGTGGTAATGCGAATTGAATGTTCGGATCAAATCTATATTTCAATAGTGTTTTCAAAAGTGTGTTCGGATGGTGCGAACGAAGAAATGCTACACGATCTTTTCGACCTGTAATCTCCGATGCTTCTTTTAGAATTGTACTAATCGCTGGTAACTTCATCTCAGAATTCTCCAATTTTTTCTGTAAGGTTTTTTAGTTTATTTGCAATAAAATAGTTGAACAAGTGACTACGATCACGATTCTCTTGTGCGTTATACTGTTCAAGAATCTGATCTCGAATATCATCTGGAATCATCTCAAGATCAATCAATGCGCGATTTCGATGCCAGTTACGCAATTGTTCTGAATCAAAGACATCTTTCGGTTCAACACCATTCAACAACTGCGTCATCCATTCTTTCAGTTTCTTAGATGTCACTCTGCGTTGGCGACCCTCTGAAATAAAGATATCATCTTCACTCAGAAAGTTTGGAACTCCATCTCCCGCATCACCACGAATAATGTGTTCATACAAATACTCAGTTGGTTTTTGATTCTTCAACCAACGTTTGCGAGTCGGATCATACTGATCGACGTTTGAATACTTCTGAAGTTGAACAAAGTCTTTATCCCCTGAGATAATCAGAATCGGATCACCGCCAAGTTCTTGACCAAATTCAGAACAGAGTGTGCCGATGATATCATCTGCTTCTGCACTCTCGACTTGAATGGTTCGATAGGGAAAGTTGTCGCGAATCTCATCACGAATCTTATTCAGTGACTGAAAGATGTTGTTCCAATCAAGATCAGACGCATCACGATTCTTTTTGCGATTTGCTTTGTAGTAGGGGAAATAAGACTTGCGCCAATAGTTCTTGTCATCGCACGCAATCACAAGATCATTGCCATACTCTGAACGAAACTTGACTAAGTTTGAACGAATGGTATTGAGAATCATATGACGCAAAACATTCTCATCCATCACAATTTTGTGTCCGCCAAGGGACATCATAAGGTTTGAAATCATTACCTGATTTAGATCTAAAACTATCATAATATATTTATCTCAATTTGAATTTATAACACCATTATACAACAGAAGTCTATTCTAAGTCAAATTGCATTTCACCATCTTGATTACCGTAAATCATTTTTGCAAAGTCCTGATAAGGATGTTCGATCCCCTCAACAGATAACAATAAAGAACGAATTGAATCGTATATCAACGACACGTGTGTAATGTATCGATCCTCATCTAACTCATAACCACACTCGTATAACATATACATCAACTCACCAACGACCTCATTTGTTACGTTCTGAACCGCTGACTCAGTTTGTTCTTTCTGATTCTTCGGTGGTGAGACAGGTTTCAGTTCATCACTCTTCTTCTTGTGGGGGAATTGAATTACTTTACTCACGATGCATACACAAATTCTTCTGAAGGAATTGAACGATCAGTCACCTGTTTTTGCAAGGAGGTCAATAAACCCTCCCACTCCATCACACGCATATCCCAACCGTAATAAATGTCAGTATATGTTTTCATTGCATCAAGATTCGTGAAGACACCAGTCTTTTCATAATTCTGAATTACTGACTCTAACATACCATAAAATAAACCTGCGTGTCTCGTGGGATCTTCGTGCAACTGATACATCTGTGTCCAGTTTGCAGACGTTTCAGGCAACGCTGCGTAGTTTGAATGAACACACACCAGACCTGCGGACATCGCTTCGATCAATGAGAGGCAAGATGTTTCAGGCCAAATCGATGGATACGCAAAAACGTGTGATTTTGTCAGTGCATCTCGAATCACATCATTTGGTTGAGAACCGTGATAAGTCATTTGATTGTGATTCTGAATTTGATCAAAGATTTCCTGAAACTGTTCATCACGTTGTTTCCAACCATAAATTTCAAATGATGAGAACACATCCAGATGAATGTTATCATACTTCTCTGCAAGTTTCTCAAAGACCGGCACAAGAATATTCAGACCACGATGAGGTGTCGATGTGTAAATGAATCGAATCGTGTCATTACTCTTTGGTTCTTTTGGTAACTCAATCAGATCAATTGCATTGCGCAACACGACACACTTCGACCAAGGAATACCATACGCCTGCATATAACCCTGCATCTGCCAGTTCGATACAAAGACAAACTTATGAAACTGATTTTGTTTATTTTTGTCTTTGAGAAACTCTGACTCAGGATCGCCAGGAAGGTCGTGACTCCAGAAGACTCGAATCTTATCTTCTTGTAATTCGCGAACACGAGATGATACAATCTGAAAGTCTTTCAATAATTCAGAATCGACACGTTCTGCCAACTCCATCGTCATTCTTTCAGTGCCACCCATCGAGTTTTCATTCGTTTCATTACGAACAAACTTACCTTCACGTATTTCAGCCATAGGTATAACCACCACTCTTTTCTTCAATCAAGTTTTCATTCTTGACTGTCATAATGGTCCCACGATGACCTTTATTTGATTCACGACCAAATGGTAACAATACATCTGAATATTTGCCACTTGTTCGAACTGAATAAACAGTCTGTCCTGTGCTTTTCAATCTAAATCTTTGTGTGTTCATAACTTACTCTCCATCATTTACTGCCATTATAACAACTCACATAGTGGTTGTCAAATCATAATTTCTCTAAAAATTTTCCACTTATCTTTCCACCAATAAAACCATTGTAATAATCTTCCGTCAATAAAACTTCGCGATCAACCTGTTCCTTCATTTCATAATAGGTGCATTGTGTCTTAGATTTACACAAATGCAATACAGTACGTTTGATTTTATCTTTACCAACCTTTTCTATATCCGCAAGCAATTCCTTACTTGAACCGTAGTAGTCTTGCCAGTCAGACTGAACTGTTTTCTTCTTTTTTTTCTTTTTGACTTGATAGGTCTTTTTACGATGAAAGAATTTCTTACCAACATACTTACGACCATTTTCAGTATTCTCTAAGAGATACACCATTCCCACATAGTCTTCTACATCCTCTTCATTGAGAACCTTATCGTTGTAATACCAAGGGTTATGATAGGTCATTGAAATTTATGCGATGAACTTCAATGCCGACTTCATCGAACATTGACTTTGTAATTTGAAAACTGTCCAACCACACACTATCATCATAATCTTTGATTGAATAACCATAGAATACTTTTGAAACACCAACCTGAATAACACCCTTAGCACATTCACTACAAACAGGCAAACCCCAAACATATAACAAAGAGTCTTTGAGAGAGATACCATTCAAACACGCATTGTAGATACAATTCTTCTCAGCGTGTATTACATATTTATATTTCTTGTCACGATCATTGAGTCGGTCAAATGAATCATCAATACCAGCAGGAAAACCATTGTATCCAGTTGAAAGAATACGTCTGTTTTCATCGATTGCGACTGCACCAATTTTACGACTTGGATCTTTTGACCAATTCGAAATTTCTTTGGCCATTTGCATAAATCGAATGTCCCACTTAGTTATTCCCATACTGTAATAAATCCTATTCGTTTATAATCACTATCTTCAATCATACCATCAACCTTTTTGTAACAAGGTTTCAATCCTTTGACTTCTGCAGCAACATTTCTCCAGTCAGGATTGTGTCGAAAATGAACTTCAATAATACGACCATCAATCATTTCAACATTCATATATTGATATTCATTCAGACCCAATCGTTTGAAGAACTCAGGATAAGGAACTTCATCGTCTGTGCGTCTCCACTCTTTCCACTTCCACAAAGGATCATCGTCACTGCGAATACCCTCTACACAAAGAACCTGTTTTTCATATTCATAATCAATGGACAGATGGCGACCTTCAAACTTTTCACACCAAAAGGTTCCCTCTGGAAGATGATCGGTACTGCCATCAAGGTGTGTTACATATGCACCTCGACCCATACCCATCACATTGAGACAGGGTCGAACTACATACTCCCCCGGTTGATCAACATCAACACCAGCAGGACCGCACCGATAACCAAGTTTTCTTGAGAGTAGTAACTTATCGAATAACCAAAGATGCGAGTCTTTACAATGTTTCCAAGCATATTCATCACAATACCTCTTTTTTTCGTCGAATGACATTCAGATTTACCTCGTGTTTTTGTGAATCGGTATAGTGCCTCCATCCTGCAATTTCATCAAGTGTTCTATAACAACCCTTACACATTCCATTTTCAATCGTACATACTCTAATACAAGGTGATGTTGTATTATACGATTTCACAGACTCCCCCAACACACGCAGCTGCTCCGGTTGTGTCGATATCAACAAACTTCTTCCGATGCAACTCACTGTTGAATGCAATAGGACGATGGTTCTGTTGAATCTTTGTCCATTTATGAAGATAATGAACATCCTTCAAACAATACTCAGCGCGTCTTGTATCACCATCAAAGTAGTTATCAGCAAACTTCTGATACCGACGAATCCACTCAGCACGAATGTCTGATAACTCACCCGTCTGGTCATTCCCATACTGTGCGACACTTGTTGCTTCCCACAGATTTGAGAATCCTTTATGACTATCAACAATCAAACCTGATGCAAACAACGCTGCACGACCATACTTTTCAACGATCTGTTCTTCAGTCAATACTTCTGCGTTTGGCGCCTGATTGAAGTCCTTATCACCAAAGTCACCTAAGAATGAAATACCTGAGAAGAACTTGCGGTTTTGAAACACATACTCTTCAACATCATCCCAAGCGTCTGGTGGAACTGTGCAAGTGTTTGATACGTTATGACGAACCTTCGGGTCAGCACAGTGTTTTACATTCGTGCCATACTCAACCCAGTTTGCTTGAACCTTCTTGACCTTCTCAAGAAACTCGATGTCCTTTGACTCATTGCGGAAGATCGAACCTTCCTTTGCAATGATCGGAAACGCAATCGAAAAGTCAGACTGATTTGCTGACCACACACTCTCTTCAACCATATATGGGTTTGTATCTGCAATGAGTTGTGCAACCTCTGCTTCTTTATTCATTTGCACGTGACGCAAATAACGAGGTGCGTGTTCTGCGTGAATACCTGATGCAGTTTTCAACAATACAGATGCATTGCCTGATGGTTTGACACAAGTTGTACGAGCAGCAGGATTGATGTCAATCAACTTAGCAACTTTTGTGTTCATCTTTTTGACGATCTTCGCACCTTCTTTTTGAATCTCTTCATCAAACAACACGTCAGGATTGTTCATCCAACCAGTGATGGATACACCAAGGAGCGCTTCACGTTCAAAGATTTTTTTCGTGGTTTCTGACACATAACGAAAGTCAGTATAACCTGCTTGCAACGTTCCAAGAATCGCTGCTGCACGACACGCCTTGAAGAACTCTTCTTTATCCGTACACATACTGCCATTGATCTCAGTCAAGTTACATCCTTGCCAACCTGACTTACCATTGATCTGTGGAAACATACCAATTTCAACGCAAGGGTTCGTGGTGTGTTCTTTTGAATCAACAAAGTAGAATCCTGGCTCACCGAACTGTTTGATTGCGTCCATAAACCGACCGAACTCTTCTCGTGTGATTTCATCACGAACAATGACCGCAGAGTTATTCGAACGACCACGCTGTGGATTCTCTACAAACCAGTTGCCAGTTTTTGCGTTGATCATTTCATCGTCATCAGGTGAGAACAAACAAATGGTTGCAGACCGGCGAACACCACCAGCAAGTACTGCATCAGACGCATACATCACAATGTCATACACGTGAATAGGATCAAGTGTATCCTGACCCTTCAACACAAGACCTTGTAACAAATACTCGATCTTATCCAATGCACGTCTCAATGGTTCTGGGCCAGGCGCTTTGAACCCACCTGAAATTTCTGCACCTTTCGGT